CAGCGCCTCCACCTGTGCCACCACCACCAGATCCTCCTGCGCGACCAGCGACTGCGGTTGTTCCTGATACGCTTGCTCCACCACCGCCGCCCGAGCAGGTCACTAGCGTCCCTATTGACGATCCGCCGCCATCTGATAAAGCTCCTTGTGTTGTTAATGCCATGCCACCAGCGCCGACTGTGATTGCATATGTGCCAGCAGTAACTGCAATCGATCCAGTCTTGAATCCACCTGCGCCACCACCGCCGCCGGATCGAGTTGAGGAATTTGCACCGCCAGATCCGCCACCCGCAACGACTAGGTATTCAATAGTTCCGGGGCTAGTTACGACAAATGAATCTGACGCGAGGAATGTATGCGTTCTAAATCCTGTTGTATCAGTAACCGATCCACCAGTTGCAATGACTCCATCGATTACATATTGAGAAGTCTTAACATCACTATCCAGCAACCCGGCCTTCTCAGCAAAAACCTTGAGCGTTGACGGGTTAGCTATCGTGAGGGTTGCGCCATTTGCTACAACTGGGCTTGATGAGTTTGGATTCGATCCGTCTGTCGTATATCTGATCGTAGCACCAGCAGTTGCACAGGTCACAGTAACAGAAATAGTCGAACTGGTCTGAACTGATGAATCTGGGCTAACTGCTGGAGTCGCAACATATCTGGCATCATTAATATCCTGTAGAGCGATATTAAATGTAAGCTCATCCGCCTCAAGGCTCTTGAAGTCTAACTTGGCGGAACTGATATTCTTAGCCTCTAGGGTCGTGACTGAATCATCCCAACCCTGTCCAGATTCGCCTTTGATTGTCCAATTTACTGGCATGGTGTTATCTCTGCGGGAGTGCTAGGTTATTTACACGAGAGCGCAAGTCGGAGATTGCATTATTAGCCGCACCTATCTTGCTTACCAATTCGTTATTTATGCGGATCAATTCCTGAAGCGTAGAGATAGATGTATTCTGCCCAGCCCTGAGCGTTCCCATTAGAGTATTAAGACTAGCGGCAACCTGTTGTTGCTCATTAGCGGTAATTTGACCATCTGCCGCCGCCTGTAGCAATTGATTCTTGGCGTTTTCCTGCGCCTGATTGATTGGCTCGAAACTTTCAATGGCAGTAGATATCGCTTGAGCCGCCCCGCTCATTTGCTGGGATGCTGCCGTTATTGCTTGGGATTTCTCAGATAGTTTGTATTCTGATTCGATCTTTTCGATTTCGATCTTTGCACCCTCAATAGCCTGATCAACTTTGGCGGCTTGAGTATAAGATGCAGTAGTAAGCTCACCAATTCTTTGTGGTGCTTGATCGATAAAATCAAATAATCCAGAAATCTGCTTTTCTATTCCAGCAAGTTTTGATTCTGCTTGAGCTACTGCGGATGATTTAAACCCCTCACCCTCAACACCCGCTTTTATTAGTCTCTCATCTGATGCTCTAGAGATATTTAGTTGATTTGTTAAATCTTGCTGTTGCTGTTGTAGCCTAGCAATCCTAGCTTCTGCATCAGAAACTTCACGATCGAGATCATCTCTTTGACTCTTGATGTTGTTATATCTTGCGATTTCACCTTGAACCCCAGCCTCTATATCAGCGATTGCAGCTTCTTTTTGCCTTTCCGCTGATTGTTTCCGTAGCTCATCTAATGCAGCTTCAGCATTTGTAATCTGCCCGATCTGCGCCAAATATCTAATGGCTTTTTCCGTTAGATCATCTTGCTTCTTAGCTAAATCCTCTTCGGTTTTGATCCTATTGTTTTTTACATCAATTAAGCCAAGTTCACTTTCCCTGAGAACATTTGTAAGATCGGACTCTAACCTAATTGCATCAATCGCAGCCCTTGCTTTTTCTCCACCTCGCTTCTCGTATGCTTCAGTTAATTTATCAGCTAAATCCTGAGCAGCTTCACCTGCCGCTTCAGCATTGGACGCCATGTCCAAAAACACCTTTGTTGCGACTGCGCCAATAGCAACCAATGCCCCTGCAAGTGCCCCTCCCGGGCCAAATACACCAAGGAACTGCGGGGCTTGCTGTGCGAATGCCGTAAATGCGCTGGTTCCCATGGAAACCTGAGTCGCAAAGTCTTGCACCTGATATCCAGCTTGAGCGGCGACTTGCCCCACACGCCCAGCCCCGGCTGATGCCGCAGTAGACGCCGCTGCTGCCTGCGTGTTAGCCGTAGCCAGCTTATCCATCGCAGCGGCAGCTTGCGTAGCCCCAGCCGTATTAGCCGTTGTGCTGATGTCAATGTTGACCTTTTTCGATGCCATATTATGGGGCGACTAATCGTCCAGTTACGGATGTATTAAGCAGAACGGATGTGCCTACTTGCGATGCGGCAACGGATATATTTGCGTCATAGAAAGTAATTTCATTCATCGGACTGAATGCAACCCCTGCTGTCGTATTTACAGATGTTGGCGCTGCGGTAATTCCGGTTGCCGTTGTCTGAGCGATGGCAATGTTGAGAGTCGAATCATTTCCTGCATATGGGCTGCGTCGAGTCAAGATCATATCAGCGCCGGATCCAGATACCGAGAACTGCATCTGTACTTGAGGAATTGCTGAAAAATAATTCCTAACCGTCTGCATCCATTGTGAAGCTGTTTGACCGAGAGTCACAGGTACATCAATGGCGAGTGGGTTAATATCAATACCAGCGGCTGTTAGAGTAACTCTAACATTTCCAGATCCAGTTATTGTTCCTATTCCCGTGGCGGTTTCAACTTGCCTAGTTCCCATTGCGGTAGGATATGGCTGAGCTAGTTTCAAAGTAGCTCCTTGTTGATTTGAGAAATAAGTAGGCAAGACAAGCAGGAAATATGAAACAAACCTCTGGTATTGATTGCTGATCGGATCAGGAAAACTAAACCGACTATCAAACGACACAGTCGCCATTGTTCCGGGACGCCAGAATTGACGCCCCCAAGTACCGCCAACATAGGACACCGATTGGAATTGGCTATCATACGAGATACTGAGATTTGATGTCTCAGCCCCCGAGCCTTGATCCCATCCGGCAAGATCGATGATCTTATTGCCTATGAATGCAGCAGCGTACATTATACGACAACGGCAACTGTGAACAATGCGGCAGGAACACCAGTCGAGAATGTCCGGCGAGCGGACATATTGAGTTGTCCAAGTCTGTTTTCAGTTGGGCTAAAGCGTTTCTGGATGTCGAGGATTTGAACGGCAGCGCAGTCGAAATTCAATCCACCAGATGTGGTCGTGCTGATGTCGAGCGTGACATTGGCAAGATCTTCGCCAGCGTCGAGCGATCCAAAGTAGGTGTCGAATGAGTTTTCAGCGATTCCAACCGGGATACAGCTAATGTTGCATCCAAGGTTCTGCAGGCTCATATCAACAGTTCCGATGCCATCAACCATGATCGGGTTAAGACCGAGATCGAACGACACTTCAAATCCTGCCTCAGATGAGAAAGCAAGTGATCCGCCAAGAGTTGCTGTGTATGGAGCGGTAACGAGTTTGCTAGGATCGAATGTTGCGCCGATCGATGCGCCACCAGCAACAGCATAGTAATCAGAAAGTAGACTCGGGTTTCCGCCCTTATCCAGCAATCCGGTAAATTGAACCGATCCAAATGCGGTATTGTTAGCCGTGCAACGGATAGACGGCATCTGCGTTACGGCGGCATTATTGATCGTGTAGGTTGCATCAGCAGCGGTAATGACAAGTGCTTTATCAGTCGCACCATAAATCGATGCGCCGATTGATGTTGAGCCATATGGGAAAAGAACGGTCAGTGCCTCAATCTCGCCGACTGGTTCAAATTCAACAACCACTTGGAAACCCGACTTTGCTTTACCGACAATGCCGTAAGCATCGGTTTCTTTGTCAAAGGTCGAGTTGGTCATACTCAGTGTAACTCCACCCTTGCTGTAAAATGTCTGCGTATCGTAAGTGATCTTACATGGGCCGCGAACGATTGTTGCTCTGTCAAATGTTGGCATAATTTTATCTTTCTGGATCAGTATTGGTTAAACCGATTGGTATTGTGAATGTGATGACTTGCTGAAGCATCGACTCATTCGCCTGTTGAGACATTGAATCGAACAATAAAACCCCACCGGACAATGCAAGCCCCTCGGCATCCAGCGGTTGGTGATGATGAATTAGTCTGCAAATCGCCTCAGCGATCTCTGTGCAGGATGGTTGGTTACTGCCCCTTGATCTCCACAATGATGGAATTTCGGAAACTGTGACTTTGAATGATGAATTATTAAGATATGGGCCGGGTGTATCCGGGGAGTCGGCATCTGCGGAATCGAAATTGATCAGAACGAATGCCCCTGCGGTCTGCATTGCATTCAAGATCGACTTCTCAACGTCCTTTTGATCCTCGACCAGCACAGGAATCTTTGGAACTGTGCGGAAATAATCATGGTCAGCCAATCTCTTGGCTATGCTTTCCACGATCTGACGAATGATGCTCATGGTGAGGTGGAGAAATCCATAACCCGGGATCCTCCGTAGCGGAATGAGGAATTGCTGGAATACGAGAAAGAAGATGCCCCGGGATCATCCGAATCGGCATCATTCTTGGCTAGGTCATCAAGGTAGTTTTCGGCTTCCTCAATGGATGATTTGCGATCATCGCCATTAAATTCAGCCAAGGAAGGAAAAGCATCGGACAACAAACGCCTTGCAAGGGCATATGCATGGCGTTGCGCCCCGGGTGGCACATAGACACTAGAATTGACCACAGGCGGCAATCCGCGCTTTCTGCGCCCAGTATTGACCCGGCTGGCAATGTCCAATGCAACATGGGTCAGAACCTCCGTCACCTTTGCTTCAGGTGCAGCAGATTCAGCGAGCAATGCAGCGATTTCATCAGAACCAAGTCGGCCCTGTAATCCTGCAAATGTCAGTTCAGCCCATGCCATATTATATTTAGAAAATTGCCGCTGATCCGAGGGAAATGAACAAACCCCAGACCAGCGGCACGATTATCAACCCAGTATTAGAACAGGAGCTTGGTCACAAAGGAACCACTAAAGGTTCCAGCGGTCGCATCCGATGTCTGTTCGACTCGCACATAGCGGCGGCAGGCCGGGCTGGGGCGAAAACGAACCGACTTGGCGGCAACGCCAGATCCGGTAGCGGTTTGGGTGGTTGCGACTGCTGGATCAAGAGCGGCAAAGGTCACGCCATCGGCGCTGTCTTTGAAGGTGTAGGTAAGAACCTTAGCGCTGGTGATGCCAGATGCGGCTGGAGCAGATACTTCCACTACCACTTCCTCGATGTCGCCTGCGAAGACTTGTTCAAGGTCAAAGACTGCGGAGTTTGCGCCAGCTTGGGCGATTGCCACCGACGAGGTGTAGGCGGCATCTTGTTGATTGCGATTGAATTCAAAGGCCATTGTCGTATTATCTATTTAGTGGTTAGGATTAGCTCAATGCCTCGTTATCAGCGATCGAGTCGGTGATGATGATCGGGATACCGAACGATTCAGTAGGAACACCCGGAAGGATGCCAGTGAAGGCTTCCTGCTTGGTGTTTGCTGTCATGGTGCGGCTCGTCTGAAGTTGGAACGCAGAGCGGCGGCTCATCAAGAGATGGGTCGGGCGCTCGCCAACTGGGAACTTGCTGAGAAGCTCGGCGATCTTGGCATCGGTGACACCCTTGCCGGAGTCAGCGGTACACTTCTTGATGCGACCGATTGCGTACTTGTTGACGCATTGAAGACCGATCCAAGCGGTGAGGTCGGAGATGTAAGCAGCGAAGCGGTTGCCCGAAGCATCGGTAGCGTCACCTTCGCGGAATGGCGAGAGGTCGAAGCTAGTGCCGTTGCCGTAGACGTACTGAACGCCTTGAGCGCCAGCCTTGATGGCGTAAACCGAAGATCCAGTTGCGGAGGTTGTGCCGCCAGCGTCAACAACAAGCTCATCACCGAAGGTCGAGATGAATTCCTGAAGGCCGATGAAGCCTTTGCTTCCGGCGCTGCGACCATAGATGGTTTGCGAGCCGACAGTCGAGAGAGCGGCACGCATGACGCCTGCGCCTTCGATTGCTTGGAGAGCTTCCGGGCCATCTTCGTAGCCGCGAGCAACTGCCTTGTCGACTTCGATGCGGGCGGAAAGGATGAAGGCTTCAACGAGACGCTCAGTAAAGTTGGATTTGGTTGCGGCAGTTCCTTCGTTAGCGGAACGGAATGCAACGGTTGGGCGCGAGTTGCGGACGACAGTCTTGTAACTGGTTCCGCGAATCGTGCGGGCGGGGATGGTCACGACTTCAGGAGAAGCGGTAGCCACTTCCTCGATCAGACCGACAACAGGATCAGCACCATTCAATTTGGCGAGATCGAGCAGCGTAGTGTTATTAGGCATATATTTGTGTTATTTGGATTGTTGTGCTTTAAATGCTGCCTCGACGCGAGCAAGCCCGGTCAGTTCAACAGCAGGGGTTTCTTCGATGCGACCAGCAAGGATCGTAGCTCCGTTAATGGCTTCGTTGCCCGGGAGCGATGCAAGAACCTTGGCGGCTTTTTCATCAGCGAGAATTGCGGTTTTCCAGAACGATTTGGCATCCTCATCTTGAGGAGCGATGCGTCCGGCTTTGATTGCTTCATCGATTACGAGATCAGCGGAAGCCATGGCCTTGTCGCCCATTTGCTTCTTCATGTCTTCGTATTCCGATTTCAGCTTGGCGTATGCAGCTTCCATGTCAGCGAGTTGCTCCTCGGCGGTTTTCTTGCTGGCGTTAGCGGCTTCGACTTGTTCGGCCATCGATGCCGACTCACGGAGAGCGGCAAGATTTGCCTTTGCGGTTTCGAGTGCGGTATCGGGCGATTCGCTCGCCTCAACCAGACCCAATTCGATCAGTTGTTCGGTCATATCAATTTGTTCGTTGTGAGATGCGGCAATGCGCGGGATTTCCTCAAATGCTGGATCATTTACCAGAGAACCAATTTCGCCGCGCTTTGCGAGGCCGATCGGAACGCCATCTTTGGAGAGAAGGAAAGTAGGGGAAAAATATGAGTAATCGCGGCCTTCAACAGCCTTGCGTCCGGCTTCAGTCCATTCGACATCAAGCACAAGACCAACGCCATCCTCATAACGGAATTCCTTGGGGATGAATGACGCAGCGCCTTGCTTGTGGTCGAACCCGGCGAATGGACGCACATTGGATTCAAAGCGTTTGTTGAGGTCTTCAGAGAATGAAGCAACAACCCGGGAATCCACTAGGACATCAACCGATTTAGCCTTACCGCCAACAGTCGCATTGATCCGATGCTGCCCCTCGGGGAGATAGACAATCGATCCGGCCAAGTCTGATAGCTCAGACTGGATTGCAGCGGTTACGATCTCGGAACTGCGAAACATCGAGGGGAGATAATCATATAAAGCCATAAATGTCAACTATCGAATTGGGCTATTAGGTAATCAAGCGCGCCATTCAAAAATGCATCGGTATATGATTGCTCAGGCGGCAGAGCATTCTTCCATGGCGAATGGGTTACTGATTTCTTCAAAGCATAGATTGCGCGGATTCCGTTAGGTGCATTCGGATCCGCCTCAGCCAATACGCCCTTAACCCGGAACAAAGGACTAACCCGGTTTGAGTATTCCTTCGCGGTCTTGGCATGGGCTTCAGGTACAAGCGGGATAGTCAGCGATCGGGTGCGCTTTGCCCGAATCACGCCACCCGTAACCTTATGGGCGAAACCAATTGTCGAATTACTAAATGTGACCTTATTAGTATTTGGCTGACTTAAACTCCAACCTCGAGCAGTTCCCTCCCACCAGCGCGTTTGTTCACGCCCCGGGCCATGAGTCGGCAGGGACGGATTAACCCACTTTGTCCGCCCAGCCATGGCGTAATACTTGCGAATCTCCTCGATAGCATCCTCACCGCCCTGTAATACAGCGGCCCGGCGGACAGCGGGGGCAGCCAGCGTCAATGCTGCTGCCTAAGCCTCATCCAGACCAGACGCCTCAATCGTGATGAATGATTTACC